CTGAACGATCCGGAGCGGTGCATTAAGCATGACCTAACCGGGAGAAGTTACCGGGCCTGCCTGAAATGCGGGGCTGAACTGCATCCGGGCCAGGGCCGCTGGATCGCCAATTCGCCGGACGTTAAGGATAAACGCGGGCGCTGGTTTTCGCAAATGATAAGCCAGCACGGGCCTTATGCCAAAGACCCGTACAAGATCGTAGAGGATTATTATTCGACCGATAACAAAAAGGAATTTTACAATTCCGTTCTGGGAATGGCATTTATAGAAGAGGTAAATAAGCTGACCGAGAACGATGTCCTGCGCTGTTGCGGCGATTATCCGATATCCCACCGTCATGAAGGCCCCTGCGCCATGGGCGTGGATGTTCATGATAAGTTTTTATACGTTGTTGTCGGCTATCCGATAACCCCGACCTCGTCAAGACTGATCCATTTGACCAAAGTTGACAGTTTTGAGGCATTGATCCCCCTCGGAATCAGGCTGGGGGTGAAGGCTTGCTGCATCGACAAGGAACCGGATACCCATAAATCCAGGGAATTTCAAAAGGATGCTTCCAAGTTTTTCAAGGTATTCCTGGTCGATTATCAGACTCGTCTGAAAACCATGGAAAAACTGGATGAAGAGTCCGGCGTGCTGACGGTCCGCAGAAATGAAGTTTTGGATGCCACGCACGACCTGATTACCATACCCGGCCGACTGGAGCTTCCAAGTCGTTCGGCAATCATTTTCGATTTTGCCAAACAATGTTGCGCGTTAATCAAGACTTTAAGCACCGATAAAAAAACCGGGGCCGCCTTTTATGAATATCTGCCAAGAAGTAAAAACGATCATTGGCGACACACTTTAAACTATTTTTATTTGGCTTGCCGTGAGAACAGCCTGAAGTATGCTGTTCAAAGTATGAATAGGGTTGGGAAGGGAGGAGTCAACCGGGACTACGAGCGTAATAGCTACGATCCCTTGGGAAGAACTCAAACCGGACTATATGGATTTGAAAACAATTTTAATAGGAATAACGCAGGAGGCATGAGATGAAAAAGAAATTAATCGGTTTGGGAATCATAGGTCTGATTACGTCTGTCTTTTTAACCTTGGTGGCGGTTGGCGCGGTAACATTCAGGAAAGAAGCCGACAATATGTGGTTTTCCGGCAATATGTGGTTTTCCGGTATCATCCGGCAGAGCAATATAGTGCGCCAGGACTGGACCACTCCTACATTCGTGACCGGAACCGGATGGACTATTACTGCCAATAAGAGTAGGTATAAAATTGATACTTACCTGGCAAAAGGAAAAGGTGGCGCAAGTGCTCCTGGAACAGCTTTGGCTAAATCCGGGGCGACGATTATTTTGCCTACCGTTACCGAGCAAATGGACGGTTGGGAATGCACGTTTGTGGTAAGCGGAGGTACAACTACGGCATGGTTTAAGCCGGCAACCGGAACCATACAGACTACTTCCGGCACAACGGGGTTGAATATTGCCAGTCAGCCTAACCTCACCGGAGACAGCGTCACTTGGGTCGCGGCTTATAACTCCGGAGTAAGCTACTACGTCAAAGGCACGTTTATCCAGTAAGGAGCATTGTTATGGCCGATAAAAAGAAAAAGGGTTTCTTCTCCAAAATATTGGATTTACTGAGCGGGACTGAAAAAACAAAAACCGCCGAGGATATCAGTATCCAGGACGCGCTGCAAAGGGAAGAATACAAGAAGTATATCAGCGATCGGGCTTTGCATGATGAAGACCCTGTTGATTACGAGACTTTTAAAGAGCAAAAAGCTAAGACCAAAAAGATGCAAGGAGGATAATCATGGGACTTAATGCACCCGAAGGGGCATACGAGGGCAACAACTCTTCCGGCACGGACGGCTATGGCGGCTGGAGCGGTAGCGGTTACGCTGGGGAAACAACAGGTAAAAAAGGTTTTTGGGCCGGGTTTTGGGATTTTGCTTCGAAAGCAGTGGCATATGTTGCAAAAGCAGCCATCCACAGTAATCCTATAACTGGCCTGGTATATGACCTTGCTGAAGAAACTGGTTTGTTAGAAAAGGCGAAAAGCGGTAACGCTGATGATGAAACGGGCGCTTCAACTTCGACGACAACCACAGAACCGGATAATAACGGAAAAGAGGCCGATCCGGGTGCCAATATCGGCGGCACAGTTAGGGGAAACGAACCAGTCAAACCAGTCAAACCTGCTCCTAAAATAATAAGGCCGCTACCACCTGCCACACCTACGTTCAGTACGGATTTATTTCCGGCACAGATGGGGACAGCTACGGTTAAAAAGAAAAAACTTCTTGGAGGCGATATTCTGAAAAGGGTTTAGAAATGATGCAAAATTCATTAAATAAAAGTCCGGAAAAACGGTTACTTGAAAAGCGGAAGTACATGGAGAAAGTCAAAAAACCGCGTATTTCCGTACTGGATAATATCATCACATTTGCCATTCCCGAATTAGAGAAAATGGATATCAATTCCATAGATGCCAAGGGAAGCCATACGCCAGGAGAACGGTATAACGGCTACGCCATGCTTGCCGTGGATTTATATGCTTCCGGTTGGTTCGGGTACAGCATCAGTCCGGCCTTGGATTGGTTTCGGATAATTGATTCCGATCCGCGCTGGATGCTGAATGAAGAAGTTAATCTTTGGATGAATTTTGTCGAAAACCGGTTATACACGATTTTTGAAAACAGCAATTTTTATGAGATCGAAGCGTTGAAATTGCGGTATTCCCCGACAATGGGATTCTGTACTTCGTATATGGAAGAAGATTTATCGACCGGGTTGCCGGTATTTAAGATTTTTCATCCCGGGAAAATCTTGATTATGGAGGATGCCCATGGACGGGCCTCAACGACCTTGATTATCGACAAAATCCAGATCGGTGATGCTATTGAACGGTTTGGCGAGAAAAATCTTTCGGCAAGCCTGGTCAACGCGGCCATGAACGACGAATATCAGGAATGGGAATTTTGCCATTTAGTGGAACCGAACCCGGATCAGGATGAGCGCAGTATTTTAAATACCAAATTTCCTTTTAGATCGGTTTGGTGGCAATCCAAGGCAGAAGGCGTGGAAGGTATTAAAATATGCCGAACGTCCGGATTCCCTTTCAACCCGTATGTAAATTGGCGTATCCGTACTGGAACCACTCCTTATGGGTACGGATTGGCTGAAGCTGCTTTGGTCGATATCATGCAATCCAATATGATGACCAAGGATTTGTTGATGGCTTCCAATAAGGCCGCCGATCCGCCCTATAACGCGCCGATTGAGATGCAGGGTATGGTGGATTTGCGACCGCACGGCCCGAATTATTATGAAAATCCGGAAAGGATAGTAAAGCCATTCAACACCGGGATACAATATCCGGTTGCCAGAGAGGAACGCGAAGAAGTCAAAGAAGTGATCCGCCAGCATTTTCATGTCGATTTTTTTACGCTCGTCGCCCAAATGCAAGGCAAGGCAATGACGGCGACCCAGGTTATTGAACTTGCCGGTGAAAAAGCGGCTGTAATCAGTATGCCGATCATGAAATACAATTACGAAAACTTGGAACAGACCTTTAAAAACATCTTCATGATCGAACGCAAGGCTGGCCGGATACCGCCGCCGCCGGCAGTTTATGGAAATAAGCAACCCGTGGTTGATTTTATCGGGCCTCTGGCCCAAGCACAAAGAAAGCTTTTCCAGGGTCGTGGCATCCAATCCGGAATCGAACAATCGCGTCTGATCTGGGAGCTCAGGCCGGAAACGATGGACGCCATAGATTTTGACGAGGTTCAGTCCTTTATTCTAAACACCAATAACTTCCCGGCTTCCGCCATTGTAAAGAAAGAAAAACGCGATGAGAAACGGATAGCCCGCGCTAAGGCCGAGGAACAGCAACAACGCGCCCAGGCCATGATGACAGAATCGGCCACGGCGGTGAATATGGCAAAAGCGGATAAATACACAGGCGGTAAAATAACCGAAAGCCTTGAGGCCCAACAATAATGCCGAGACCTGAATTAGTAGAAAAATTAGTGAATGACGAGATGGAATGGGTAATCCAAAAGGATTTTAACTTTTGGCGCAGTCTTTATCATAAGGTTTTTTTTGAAACCCAGGAAGGCCAGGCTGTTTTCCATGATTTGTTAAAGGAACTTTGTTATTTCAAAACCGTTCAAACAGAAGAAGAAAAGTATTTGAGCAATTTTTCCAAAAAACTTTTAAGTTGGTGCGGCGAATTATCCATGACCATGGACCCGCCGAAAGATTGCGTAGTTGATAAAAATGGTTATCCGGCCCAGCCCAGCATTAGAAACGATGCGTTAAAGGCCGGGCTTACCGGCCGGAACCAATAAGCGCGTGTATTTAAAAAAATCTCAAGGAGGAAAATTTAATGACAGAAGGCAATGAAGGCAACCTGAACAATCAAGGGACGGGAGATCAAGGAGCGAACAATCAAAACGCTTCAGCGGTTGAAAGACCGGCATGGTCGGCGCAATTACCTGATGCTCTCAAGGAAAATCAATCCTTACTCCAATTTAAAACAATTGGAGAGTTGGGGAATAAATTCATTGAGACTGATGGTAAATTGAAAAACGCCATTTTCATGCCCGGGGAAAAGGCAACCCCCGAAGAGCGGGCCACCTTTAATAAACAATTGGGAGTCCCGGAAAGTCCCGACAAGTATCAATTCGATAAACTCGAAGCCCCCGAATGGTTTGACCACGATGAAGAAGGAACTCAAAATTTTCGTAAATGGGCCTTTGAAAATGGATTACCTCAGAAGGCAACGACAACACTTTATAGCCAAATCATGACTGCCAGGATCGCAGAAGAGAAAGAACTTAAAGGCATTTTGGTTGAACGTCAAACCAGGAGTGAAAATGCACTCAAGGATTTATGGAAAACCGATTATGCCGCCAATAAGGAACTCGCAATTCGTGGTTTGGAAAATGGAGCTAAAAGCATTCTTGGAGCAGAACGAGGTGCCAAATTCGCGCAATTTATGAAAGATTCCCATTTAGCGGACGATCCTTTATTCTTGCAGTTTTTTCATGGCATCGGCAAGGCCATGGATTCGGATAAAACCGCTTTCGGAACGGGTTTTACGAGTCAGGGTGGAACAGGAAATCAATTTACAAAAACAGATAAAGCTGGGAATCCAATGCTTGATTTTAAAAATACCCCAAGCATGAGAGGTTCTTAGTATAGGAGATTAAAAAATGGCTACTCTTACCACTTATGCACAACCGACTCTATTGGAGTTGGCAAAAAATGTTGATGCTTACGGACGACTGATTCCGGTCATCAACGTATTGGCAAAAAAAATGGGCATTATGCAGATCCTTCCGTTTTTTGAAGGTAATGCGCCCTTCTCTCACAAAACCGTTAAAGACTCCTACCTGGGAGATGGTGGAAGCTGGAGAGCCTTCAATGAAGGTGTCGGCGTCACCAATCCCCGGACGATCGAGGAATGGAATGTCATCGGAATGTTGAATAAATATTTCGAGGTGGATGCCGCTTTATGCGATTCAATGCCGGAACCGCAGCAATACCGGAATCAAAGATGCACCCGTATTATTGAATCAATGAGCCAGGAAGTTGCAGCCACGAATTTTTACGGCAACCACGCTTCCGCGCCGGCCGAATATTACGGACTCGCTGTCCGCATGGACACCCTGAATACTAACAATATTTTGGGATGTGGTCATACCACCGCCGGGGCCTGTACCTCGGTTTATGTGGTTCAACCCGGTGCCGGTCAGGTCTGGATGGCCTATCCTCGTGGTCATAAAACCCTCGGAGTGGAGCATGAAGACCGGGGAAAAGTGGATTCTTCAACCGCCACGACCGCAGCTTTCAACTCAGCCATGTTGCCTGTTTACCGGGATTTTTTCTCGTTTTACGGCGGCCTGGTCGTGGAAGACGAACGCTGCATCGGGCGTCTGGCGAATATTGCCACAACCGGATCAAGTAACCTATTTGATCCTAACCTGCTTATTGAGATTCTGGACAACCTGAAAGACGGTGGCACCGATGCTTATATCCTGGTCAACAAAAAAGTCCGGACTCAGATGCAGATTATGGCGAAAGACAAAACCAATATCTATTACACCTTCGATAAGGGCGATGGGTTGTCCGGGCAACGTCCGCTGCAATTTAACGGCGTGCCTATTTTACTGGACGAATCCATTCTCTATACCGAAGACCCAATCACTTAAGAAGGGAGGAACCTAAAATGAGCATGAGAGACGCAACTTTGATTTTTAGCGCGGATCAGACTTTAATCATTAACCATTCCACCGCAACCATTTCGACCAATGTCATTGACCTTACCGGCGGGTACCAGGATCTTGACGGGTTTGGTAATTCCATCGACGCCAATATTGGTGAAAACGGAATGCTGAAGGTCGTGATGGTACTTTCAACCGGGTACACCGGGAATGCCGCCGGTTTGTATGCCAGTTTTTATTCGCATACTGCCGTAGGCGTTGAAAGCGGGAAAATGCATTGGAGAGTGTTAATTCCCACGGCCGCGGCTAAAGGGACCACTTATGTAATGTTGGTGCCCATTGCCGATTTGAAACGGTATGCCGGATTGAGTTATTACGCCAACACCGGAAACGGTACGGCCGGTGCGATTTCGGCCTGGATTGATGTAACCCATCAGAGCCCGGTTTGATCCGGTTTGATAACTTTTAACCCTAAACCAGGCGGGGCCTAAAAACCCCGCCCTTAAGGAGGATTTATGCAGAAAGTATGGATATGCAAGAAACAGACTTTTACACACACACAAAGATTCAAGCCAAACGATAAGATTATGGGGGAGACCGCTCCGAATCAGCATTTTTTCGAGTTGAAAAACGATCCTGTCTCGCC